ATCAGGGCATAACTCTTTGTACTTCTCAAAATACAAAGTGGGATTCTGAGAAAACAAAGCAAACATAACCTTATCAGGCAGTGTAGTAATACTGCTACATCCGAAGATGTCACATATCTTTAATGTCAATTCTTTTAATTCCATATTTACTCTTTCATTTCTTTCTTTTTGATTTAATCTTGATTGGATTGTTTTTTGTTCCGGTACCGAACCATTCTAAGCGGAAACCGTGTATCCGGAGCCAGTATTTAAAAGCCGGGATAGTTGTCTGTTTCATAATCAATGACTTTTAATTTTCTTATATTTACCACATGCTAATATTAAATTTCCACTTTTGTGTAATTACTAAAATCACAATACAAGTATTGACACCAACCACCGAAGCGATACTTGTCATTTAAATATCTACAACAAGAAGTCCATTTACTCTTTGCTATAACCTCATACAGCGTTCCTTTGTGAATAAAAAGATCTCCTACTTTTAATGTTAAAATTTTTACTATTTTCATTGGCACATTCTGCTATTCGCTAAAATCTATCTTCCCTTGTAGCACTTCCTCTGCATAATATTGGTCAAAGGACTTGTTACTAATCCACCAATTAAAGCCAAACTCTGCATCGGTAAAGTTACGATTGATATATCCGGCATCAATGAGCTTTTGTATGGTCTGAATCCATTTACGTTTTACATGGGGAAAGCGTTGCACATCCCTTATCTTCTGACGATAGTTCGACATCGGGCAAAGAATGCAGCCAATCCGTTTATATCCCTCATCGTATAGCTTGCAGTGTGGTACTTTCACCACCTTATTCAGGAACTCCCACACATCACGTTCCGTCCAATTGATAATCGGAGAAACAAGTATCTTGTCCTTGCCTTTCACGCACGTTACCATCTGTTCTTTGTGTTCGCTCCACTGGTCGAAATTCCCGCTGAACTTATGGGAACTGATTTCGATTTCCTCACGCTTGCTCCGTCTTGTGCTTTCCTGCTTGCGGATTCCAATCAGCGTAACCTTTCCTGCACCGGATGTTTCCTTGAACTCGGCACAACACCATCTTATCGTTCTTGTTGGAATTAAATGCTTTTTCAAAGCCATGTAGTAAATTGACATCTTAGGCTTTATCAGCTCCACATCCGGATAATTCCGTTTCACAAAGCGAATCACCTCTGGCGGGTCTATACTTGTAAGGTTCATGTGAGCCTTGAATTTCACTCCTGCCAGTTTTGCAATATGGTATAATGCCTGACTATCTTTTCCGCCGGAGAATGCCAAATAGAATCCATTCTCCGGGTCAAGTTCCAATGCCATTCTTTCACTCTTGCGAAGCAAGGTTATTGAATAATCTATTTTTGACTGTAAATTCATTTGTTTTCCTTTCTTTTATTCCGTTCCCGATTGTCTTCCGAAACACGCATTTTGCACCATGATGTCTTGATGTGATACGCCTTTCCGTTGCGGTAGATTGTCCTGTCATAGAAGCAGGATAGCAGAAGCAGCCTTCCGCAACGGCTGCATGCCTTATGCTCCACGCCATCCACTATCACCCGGTTCCTCGGTTTCCGCTTCACTATCTCGCACGGGCCGCATTCGATAGCGCCGTACTTCCGGCAATAGGCAAGGGAATGCTTGCCACATTTCGCGAAAGAGGTACAATCCGAACGGGGAACTGTCTGATGGATGTTCATATTATCTTTTACTATTCGCTTTCTTTGTTTTGAAAACTCCACCAAAATATAGGTATTCTTTGCGCTTCTTGCGAATAACACTGTTAATAGAATCAATGTCTTCTTTTGTAAGTATATACAATAAAGGTCTATACTTACCTGCTATCTTTCCGGCTTTTAAACAAGACATATCCTCAACTATTTTTTTTGTCAACAATGCAAGTCCTTCGCCTCTTTTCAGGCTATTAATAGTGTATTCAATACGGTCTTTGCCATCAATTTTCATGGAAGGATGATTGAACCTCTCATTTAAAGCAGCACTTTCTACCACATCCTCTTTATTGATTAACTTGATAATATCTCTCATCGAGTCACACCCCTTATTCTTAAAAACATCTACACATTTTCCCAAATGAGGCGCCATCTTTGCCTTAGCCTCTAATACTGTTATACCTAACGCATAGGATATTTGCATGTAATTTACCAACATAACTATTCTTTCTATTAAAACCACTCTTCGTCCGCTCCGACCTCTACCGAAAGCCAGTCCATGAGGAGGGTTATAAGGTTATAAATAAGTTTCATCTCACTAAACTTTTATCGCGTTGGCAATATTATCCGCATCCGACAGCTTTCTTACCAGCACATCAAACGCTGCTGTGCACCGCTCTGTGTTCATATTGACCGTTTTCCCGATTTTCAAACAGTCGGAAGCAAGGTTCATCATCCTTGTCACATTGGAAAGCTTCAGGTATTCCAACGTAAACCCGTTAAACCGTGAATCTTTCTTTCGAAGCTCTTTAATCCTTTCGTCAAACTGGATGCAGGCGTAATCACATAATGTCCTTGCAAGTTCGAACCTTGCAATCTCTGCGGAATGGGGTACGCCGTTATCGTCGAGAACCTGCTTGAACTGCCAATACAGCATATCCACGTGCTTGTTCACTTCTTCCGTACACTTGTCGTTGCAGTCGGCGAAAAACTCGCTCCGGTCTGAACCGATAACGCTGTTTACAGTACGCTCGTATTCCTTTCTTGCCTTATCGGCATCATTCAAATACCGCTTGAATGCCTGTTTGTAATAAGGCGTTCTCTTCATTGCATGCAGGCACTCGATAACCTGCCCGCAACAGATGTCGTTCGTGAGCAGTATGTTGTAGGTGCACAGAACTACAAGGCTCTCATACTTGCTGATTATCTGATTTGCCGTGTCGGTAGTCATTGCCTTGCCTGTTCTGCCTTGTTCATATTCTTGTTTCTGCTCTCTTTTGCAAGTTCATCAATCATGCGCTGATACTTCCTTGCCACCAACGGGCAGCGTATGCGCATTGCATTGTCACGCTGCCACTCCAATTGTTCGATTTTCTTTTCAATCTCTATGTCCATAATCATTTTTTCTTGAATTTCTCGCATATCCTGCCGTATCTGCCACAAGCGCACACTCTATGGCTTCTAATTTTACAAAAGCATGAGTTCTCGATAAAGTCTGTGGCGTATGAGCATTGGCGGCAGTGGACGAGGGAGAGGGGTTCTTTTTTCTTTGCCATCTATCTTCGGCTTTCACCTTCAATTTTAACCACATTGAACATCTCTTTCACCCGGTCGGCTATATAGGCTCCATACCGTTGAGAGAACTCCTTGTCCGGGTCAAGATTGGTAGTCATGTGGGTATAGAAATTATATCGCTGCTCATAACGGAGTTGTAAAACGGTCTGAATGGCATTTATGCCCGTACCGAAGTGCTTGGCATCCATTGGCTCCCGTCCTACCTCGTCAATGGCAAGATTGTGCATACATGACCTATCTGTGTATTGGTTTAACCCGGTAATACCTTTCTCGGCAAACTGCAAGGCAATCTCGGCAGCACTGGTAAACTGAAAGGTCAATCCAGCATCCGCGCCGCCAATACAATAACGGGCAATTTTTGCCGCATAGTTCTGTAGCCCTTTCAGCAAAGTGGACTTGCCCACTCCGATAGGGCCGTGTAATAATAATCCCTTTCTTACATCCAATACTCCGGGAATCCCCCAAACCCATTGATAAAGGGCTTTCAGCAGTTGGCGGTTGCTATCATCAACTGTAAAGGCTGGGGAAACGGATTTCATGGAAGCTACGAGTTGGTTGCGCCAGTACATATCAGCCTGCTCCTTGCTCCATTGTTTCTGATTAGCTTTGTTTGCCGAAGGCGATTGATTTGATACCGGCGGAGCTTTTGTCTGGTTCAGTATCAGGTTTCCGATTCTTTCCATAATTTTTTAGTTCAAATAATCCGGAATAGTTGTTTGCTATTGATTGCTCAACAATACATCTTGCTTTTTGGGGGTTGTTGTCACTTAACTCTAATAGATGATTATAGCACATTTTTAGCGACTTAGCAGATTTATAGTTTTCCCTTCGCTCGCGCTTATATCCAAGCCATTCCCTAAATGCATCTTTAAAATCCTCATCAACAAAAGACAAATCAACTTCCTTGTTTTTGGGAATCGCTTTCTTATCTCCGTTAGGAGATTCTTTCTCTATATCATTTTCATTATCATTTTCATTAGGCTTGTTTTGGGTTGTTTGGGTTGAATTTAACCCACTGGGTTGTTTGGGTTGTTTCGATTTTGCGTTGCTATTCCCAATCGGAGCACCACCTTTACGCCCGTTGTTCCGGTTTCTCTCGACAATGCCATGATATTTAGTTTCGTCTATCTCAAATTGGTTGATAAAGAAACCAAATGCCATTTCAATGTCCTCCTCTACCGTAACCTCCTCGCCAAGTTGATACTTGAAAATTGCACGGAATAATCGTCCAAGCTGTTTGTCTGATAATCTTGATATAGGTTTGTAGAAAGACTTATATAGTATAAAGCTATCTTTTGCCATTGTCATACATCTTTCAAATAATCGTTTACAACTTTTATAAACTCATCAAGTGACCGGACAACGACATATTTAGCGCCGATACTCTCAAACTCCTTCTGATAGGCTTTCTGATTCTCCGACTGCCTGCCTGTTTTAGTCTTTAATTCCACCCCACAGAAAGGATAAAACTTATTCGGTATAAGAAGTACCAAATCGGGGAATCCTGCACGAACACCCATCTGCTTGAACTTTGCAGCTTCAATGGAATTGCGTTTTCCGCCATTTGGAGAGTGATGGAGAGTTAGCCTATATTTAGGATATGCGTAATCAAACCACTTCACGCAAGCTTTTTGGAGTTTGTCTTCTAAATGTCTCATGCAAATTATGGTAGTTTTAATTTTATTTCATTGATAAGTTCTTCATTGGATATACAATAGTCGGCATTAGCTATGTCGCATAAATGCCTTTTTAAATCGGTCGGATTGTTAAATTCAATAGGTTGCTCTCCAAAAGGAGTAATGGGAATTCCTTTTTTATATACCACATGCCCTCGTTTTTCTATTTCTTCAATCAAATCTTCATCAGAGGCGACGGTCATAAAATCATCGAGATAATCGTCTATATATATGTCCGTTTCGGTTGTGATTGTAATATACTCTCTTTTTTTCTTCATATATATTTGATTTTAAGTTCCACATCCACCGGCTTATCTTTCATCATGGAGAAAGCATCGAGTATCCTCTCCTTAGTCAACTGAATAGGTCGGGTCATTATTTCACTTTCTATGTTTTCCAACGGTATCTTCTTTCCGTCATAGGTAATAAGAACCGCAGAAGTTATTACGTAAGGACTCATGTCTTGTATTGTTTCTTTATCTGCGTTGCAATCTTCTTGCTCAGCTTACTTAGACGCTCTGCCTGTTTGCTGTCACCTCCAATATTATGAATGTCTGACTTTCGGTCTTGGATAAGCTTCTGAATGATTACACCTTCGGATTTGGTTATTGTAAGTTTCATAATGGATTGTATTAGTGGGGAAGTTCCGAATCGAACAGAACACGTTATTTTGCTGGATGGTAAAGGATAATAAACTAATGAATAACTAATACTAATTTTAAAACAAAATAATTGGCAATCAAAAAGAATAACCGCCCAATACGTTCAACACTACCATATTCCCCATTTTCTCGCCAGTCCCCGTATACAGTGCCATTGGCGTAATCCTGGTTGGGCTTGGCGAGATTGTATGGATAAAATTATTTCCCAAAAACACCTTCACAGGCTATCGCTCCCGGATAGGCGGTCAAGCCACACCGGGATAGTTAACTGTTAGCTGAAATTAAATCACTTAACCCGAACCTTTCACGGGACTTCTGCGTGAGCAGAGGGCTTTTAGTTAATAAGTATGGTTATTTATTAGGGATATACCAATCCGGGATATAATCATTCATTTTTAGCCTCACTTTCTATACTGTCGCTCGGAATGACTTTTGGTTTATTTCCGGTCTTATCTATAATAACCGATTTGCCGCCAATTGTGACCTCTGTACACTGTCCCTCTGGGAATCTATTGATAAATCGAGATACTTCTGTATTACTATCATCCTCAGTCTCGTTTGGCTCATACGGATATACATCCATGATGGCGGTTTCCGTTACCGATGCAATTTGGTAGTCGGCCATTGTGCCTTTCATGCCCTCATCCAACTTCTTTACCGCATCACGCAAGTCGGCTGCCTGCACCAATACCTGGGTAGACGTTTTTTTCTCAGCACCGCTTTTCTCGTCTAATGTGATGAAAACCAGCTTGCATTTGAACCAACGGTCGGCGGCTTCCTCTTCGCATGGAAACAGTTCGCTATAGTTGGTACGTTTGATGTCCGATACCGTGAATTCTCCTGAAATAAACGGTGCCATCTCTTCGATGATACGTGCTTCTGCTTCCGTAAAACTGAGTGCATCTACCAGATAAGGTTCGGTAACTTTTTTGTTCATTCCGTTTTCCATTGTTTTTTCATAACGGATTTTACACTCAAACCATGTGTGCATAATTTTCTATTTTAAATAAACGTTTTGTTTCTGTCTATTTCAATCTCCATTAATTGCAATAACCTCTCTTCATCAGGACTTGGAAGATAAACGCCGCATTCGGCACTCGCCCAATTACGAAAACGTTCAATGCTCGTCGTCATTTCCGCTGTATCTAAATCAGTGGAACTACGTAAAACTTCCACTTCTCCCAAAAACTTATCATTAATCTTACGGGTGAATATTGCAGGATTTACTAACTTTTTGTAATAGTTCTGTTTTACGTATTCCAGCGTGTTCCCCGTCTCACGAGCGAAGAAGCCTAAAAGGGTGTGCAGGTATTTGTTCTGCTGCGTTGTCCTCTTAGGCTTCTTTTCCGTCAGTTCCACAATGCAACCCTTTGAGAAGAGATAGTTACATCGCATTTTGAACTGCTCTTTGTGGAGTGGGTTGGATAGGTCGTATTGCATAATATTTTAGAATGGTAAATCATCTTGCGGGGATAATCCCGGAGCTTCCGCAATCTGTTCCGGTGTGGGGCTGCTCTGAACGGGCTTATATTCCTTGAAATCTCCAAAAATATACTGTATGCCTTCTTTGCGTTCTTCTTGTTTTGGGGCACAAGTAATAAAATGGGTATGCCCAAACTGTGAAGGTTCCTTGCGTTCGATAACCGCCACATTTAAATAAATTTTCTCTTTCCCGTCTTTGCAGATTACTTTCTTCATTTGCTCGCGGGGAATGTCACTAAGACAAATACTTCCTGTTAAAATCATAAAATCAATATTTTAAAGTTGATAAAGTTCTTCTTTCGTTTTCAACAAGTGGTATAGGTTATTTGTATGTATATACTTGCAGAAATCTTCCACTATACCTTGATTGTATTTTTCAGACAAATCTGTTCGAATACATTCAATAGGTTCGTAAAGGATAAAACCTGTAGATGTCACATCGGTGAGCATGTTACGTTTATACCCCTCGAACTGAAATAAATCAAAGTAGAAAATGGAACAATCAAAAATATCAAGATAAAAAGTCCACTGGCATGATTTTGTATAATCTTCCGTATGCGGTGTGGAGTACTTGGTTTTAATATCCCGAATTACTTTGGCATATTTTAAATCCGCATAACCATGTACATGTATATCAAAATGTGAAGAATGGTAGTCTTTACCGCCGTGTACCTCATGTTGGGCATCAGGAAATTTATTCCGGTAAAAAATGGCATTTTCAACGGCCTTACTGTTAAACCTGACAATAACCCCTTCTTGCTCCTGTTCGAATATTCCTCTTCCTACATATGTTGCTTTCCCTGTTTCTACTATCTTATGAAAACAAGAGCCTATTGCCGCATAAGCGTTAGGCTCTTTTATTCCCGCAAGAACATTAAGAAGGCGTTCTTCTGTATCCCATATGGAATGTTTGTCTCTGAAACGCCGAAAGGCTTCTAAGGAAGTGACACTTATTCGATACATAACTATTGTTTTTTGAATGTAATAGCATAAGATGTGGTAGATGAACGCGCAGGCGGAAATATTGTATATATCTCACCGGTTTCTTCATCTATTTCCGTTTTATTGGTATTTACAAGCTTAAGGAAACTTTCACGTTGCTTTATCTTTTCATCCACTTCTTTCTTTTCCTTGTTCAGTTTATCCCAAACAATGTCATTGCATCCTGCAAAATCATATTTCACAGATGTCTCTTTTACTTGAACAACGGCTCCTTTGTATGACGGAGTTTCGCCTTTTCCGTATTTTTCCGTTTCCTTGATTACTGCTTCTCTTATATCATTGTTTTTCAAAAAAAGAGATATGGATTCACCGATGCTTTTCATTTGAATAACGGCTTCTATGGCACTGATTTCTCCATCAAGTACTTTTTGAATAAAAAGGGAAGCTAATTGTTCCTGTTCTGATTTTGTAGCCGGAATTTTGCTAATTGATAATTCTTTACTCATGGTAGGTTATTATTAATTCTGTATTGTTCGTAATTGGCAGATATGATATTTATATCTTCTTGGGCAACCTTGTAACTTTCATTTACAAGGTTTACGAGAGAAAGGCGTTTGCCTTCATTTTTGGCTTTAGTCAAATATTTATATATCCACTCCATCAGCTTCTCGTCGTTAAACTGTTCTTTGTTAAGCAACTTTCGATTGTCTGTAACAGGCGCCGCTTGCATGCTTGTTTGGTTGTATTTTGTCGAATCTTTATCCCAATAAACATCAGCCCCCATTCCTAATGATTTGCAAGCCACTGATATGGCATCCGTTAAGGCCATTTTGAAACATTCATCCGATGTATAGAGACCGTTTTTCTCATTTGTCACAAATGAAGAACCGCCGATGCCTTGTATAGCCTCGCTCCATTCCCCATTCATTTTTACAAATAGGTTTATGTGAACGAAACTGGATATTACTCCATTGCCACCATTTTCGTTCCACATTCGGATGATTTCATATTTCCATCCGAAACCACACACTCCAAATTCTTCGGTAAGCCTTTTTATGCGCCACATAGGGTTTATATCAGACATACCTTTCAATCTTCCCGCAGCAATACTTTTTATAGCTTCTTGGGGGACTTTTCTGACGCGGTTGTATAAATCTAAGTTGTTCTCCATAATGTTGATAATTTAACAATATCTTGGCATCCCTTGACTAACGCAAAGAAACATCCTTTCATCTTCGAATTCGTCAGGTGTATAATCATATTGATTACATTCGAGTTCTGCGCGTAACTCCTCAATGTCTTCCTCTATAAGCTGAATGATTTCTTCTTTTGAAGAATAGCCGTATTTGGGAAGATAGTCCAAATCGCAAGCTTTGACTTCGTTCAGCTCCTTGTACAGTTCTTCAAGTTCATTTTCCATTGTATTGTGTTTTTAAACCGCCCGTACAAGGTTAAAGGAAAGCGGTGCGCACTTCGCTTCTCTCACGGCTTTTAGTACGGTAATAGCACTACCTTTGATGCGGCATAGGTCAAACCTCTATAATCTCAAATTTTCCTTTTTTGATATATATCTTATGGCTGTGGTAATCTTTGACTATTGCGTAATCAGATTCCGGTCTTATATTACCTGTACAATCTTCTACATAGGAGTTGTCGTAGGCTTTCACCGTTGCACTGTCGTAGGCTTTCACCGTTGCACTGTCGTAGGCTTTCACCGTTGCACTGTCGTAGGCTTCCACCGTTGCACTGCCGTAGGCTTCCACCGTTGCACTGCCGTAGGCTTCCACCGTTGCACTGCCGTAGGCTTTCACCGTTGCACTGCCGTAGGCTTTCACCGTTGCACTGCCGTAGGCTTTCACCGTTGCACTGTCGTAGGCTTCCACCGTTGCACTGTCGTAGGCTTTCACCGTTGCACTGCCGTAGGCTTCCACCGTTGCACTGCCGCAGGCAAATGAGGCTGTTCTAACCTCGTGGGTATTCTTGGTATAAATACCGGCTTGCGATAATTCTTCTTCTGTGAAGTTATCTTCCAAATATTCAGCATCGATAATTTCTGCATCCCTCAAAACCCAAAACCAATTTTCAGTAATGGCTTTTAGCAGGTCGGCTTTCGTATTGCTTCTTAGCCCCATTGCGTAGCCGGATTGGCATGCGCCAGCATTTTTAGCGCGGGTCAAGAGTTCTTCTTTTAATTTTTCAAATGTTTTCATATGATTGTTATTAATTGGTTTCAAGAAAAACCGGACTATCTTCACAGACCGCCCAGCTACGACTAAACAAATACTTCATCTGTAGTGAAGATGTTGCGACACCCGGACTCGAACCGGGACGAGTTGTCAAGCTCCACACATCTAAGGTTTGACATTCCTATCATAGAGTGCTGCGTCTACCATTCCACCATGTCGCAGTGTTTCCCGACCAGCACGTGGACGGGACTATTTACATTAAAAAGCTATCATGAATTATTCACCCTTACAGGCTTTGTTCCCCTGAACCAATTCGATTGGCAACATCACGTTATTATCAGGGGATTTTCTTAATTTTGTGTCGCCAAACTAAAAATTAAGAAATATGGATTTATCAGAATTAATCAAATGCTACAATATGGAGCATAAGTCTTTGTTTACCGCTTTTGCGGTATCGTTCCCCGTCTTATTTACTGTCTTGTATCTGTACATACCCGAGTTTGCCAACTTGGAGTTTTATGAACAGGTTGTTTTCTCAGCCACTGCATCTATCTTTTGCGTGTATATATCGTACCTTTTTGTTGCCGTTGCGTATATAGCGGCAAGAATTCGATATAACCCCCAATACTTATTCCTACTTTCGGGTACCGTCATCGCCTCCTCCCTTCTTATCTTCTTTCCTGATAATTACAATCTTGGATATAGATATGTGATAAGGATTTTCTTTCTTACATATATCTTCTTCTACGGATTTATTGCATTTGGCTTCTTGATTGTCAGAGCATGCGTGAATTGCTTTGTCTATTATTTTCGTCATCAAATAGACAAAAATAATGCCGCATCCGAACCCGAGAAAGAAAACGAAGAATAGATTAATATAATTGAAAAGCGTATCCATTGCTGTTACAATTTAGTTAGCTCCCGTGAGCGTTCCGATGTTAAGCCTTACCACTCTCAAACATCTATTGAGAGCCACGGGATAATTACATATTACTTCAATTTTCTGATTATATCACCGCCATAAGAATATTGAGTTAATTCTATAAACTCATGTACGGTATAAGTATCATTGTCAATGTCTATTCCCTTATTGGCACAGAATGACAGCCTTCCTTGCTTGCACGAACCGGTCAGCACATGATGCCAATGGAACAATTCTTTAGCCGATACCTTTTTAGTAAAGTCCTGAAAATGCTTTTTAAAAGCTTCCAACCTTTCCTCCTCGGTTGAATCGTCATACAATTTTTCTTGAAGCGAAGCAAAGGCCTCGTGCAATGTTTCTCCATGAGCGAATTTCCCATTCCTTTTTGCAACAAATGTCTCAGTCAATGTAAAGTCATCGTTCAGTATATATCCTTTAGCTACATTGTCATGAACATGCTTGATAATTGTAGGAATATCATCAATGATATATGCTTTGTCGCCATTGAATGTTTTAATTCCATCGCCAGAGCCATCGCCATAGCCAGAGCCATAGCCATAGCCATAGCCAGAGCCATAGCCATCGCCATAGCCAGAGCCATCGCCAGAGCCAGAGCCATAGCCAGAGCCATCGCCATCGCCAGAGCCATAGCCAGAGCCATAGCCAGAGCCATAGCCAGAGCCATCGCCATCGCCAGAGCCAGAGCCATAGCCAGAGCCATAGCCATCGCCAGAGCCATAGCCAGAGCCATCGCCAGAGCCATAGCCAGAGTATATACTAAGAAACTTTCTTATCTGTTCTTCCATACAGCTACCTCCTCAATGGATTTTATCGCTTCATCTGTACAAGGAATTATTTCTATAACCCCCAAAATAGAGATTATCGGTACAACTAATGTAAATTTACAATCATTAGGTCTTTTCGTTCCCTCAACAGCTAATTGGCTGATAGATGCAGCCCCATACCAACACCACAATCTTCGGCAGTCTGTCAATGTAACCTCACTACCATTTTTTTCTTTCAATACTCCGTAAAATACGCCCGCTCTATCTGCTCTAATAATTACTTTTTTCCCAATCATAATTCTATATATTTAAAGATTAATAAATATTGGCTCCCTTCAACGCAATAATACGTGTTTGGCTTTTCAGCGTTCCCGAATTTGACGGGAAGGGAGTATATAATAGTACCAGCGATAATGACGCCCAAACATCATACTTTAACGGTCAACGGACGATTTTCCGCGCTGATACATAGACTACTATTGTAGTATGTTCATTAACTTAATCACGCTGCTGCCTTATGCTCGTATTCACCTCTCAATGAACAGTCTTCGCAATCGGTTGCTTGCACGCTATACATCGCCTCAGCTATGTGTATATATAGATATACTGCTTATCAGCGCAGGCTAATTTTACGTGCCCTGAACACGACTTCATTTTTGAGGGTTAAGTCTCCCATCCCGAATGTTTGGCTCATCGGTTTCGCCTATAATGCTCCCTCTGCACGACTCGAACGTGCGACCTTCGCTAACCGGAAATTACCGGATACTAAACCTTCGAACAAGTAACCATAGCGATGCTCTGCCTGGCTGAGCTAAGAGGAAGGAGCGTTGTTCACACAACGCGGTTTCTTTCTATGAACCTTTCAATGCTTTTCAAGTCGTACCAAATGGTACGTTTGTTATATTGGGAAAATGATATTTCGGCATTGTTCCTTAGTTTTTCCAACAGTTTATCACTGCATCCTAAGTATGCCATTGCTTCCTTAGCGGAAAGCCATAGTTTGTTGACCGGCTCTACCTTTCCTACAGATTTCGTTCTTCCCATAACCTACCAACTTAGACTGTCGTAATATTCTTTGTTATTTAAATAAGTCTTTACGATTTGAGTATCGCTACAACCTTCGCCGAGAGAATCTACAATAACATTGTAAGCCGTTTCCGTCATGTTGTATATGACTTCCTGATTATAATCTGATTTACCTGCGATGCCGAGAAGGAATAAGAAGCCGATAAATCCTATTGCAAACATGGCTGTCTGTTTTGATATTCTGTTGATATTCATAAGGAAATTTTATTTAATTCTTGTTACTTCTGTACCATAAAAAGTCGGTTTTACATAAAACGAATACCCTTTTTTTGACAACCGAGTGACAGTAGAACGTATAACAGTCTCAGTAATATCTTTATGTTTTATTCCCTTAGGCTTTCCCAACGGGAGATACTCCAATGTTTTAGTTGCAGAAACTACCTTTACAATATTTGCCCAATCAGTCATTTTATTAATTGTTTTTATTGTTAATCACCCACGAAACAAGAGCCAAAACGCCCTCTGTTGTTAGAAGTATAATAGACGGAAGCCGGAGCATTGAAATTATCATAGGCGCTTCTTTTTGCCGGCTTATAGCCTTCATTCTCCTTTCTCAATCTATTAGTGAACGCTTTATCGTCAGCAGACTTATAGTCTACCATATTGGATATTTCCTCTTTTACGCGGACAGAAAACTTTGCCATCTTCCATGACTTTTTCAAGCTTTCAGACCAGGTGTATTTTCCGGTCTTGTAGAAGTTGTGAGCCTTTTTCATTATGTCTGATAAATCGTACTTCATATTTGCTTTCTTTATTTATTTTCTTATCTTTGTATTTACTTTAGTTTTATAGCCTTGCTTAAAACGTTGTTTAAAACAACAGTGCAAAGGTAGGTATCTTTTTGGATACTACAAAAATAATAGTATCTTTTTTGATACTGTTTTATATGTTATAAAACATATTTTTAGTAAAGCTCTGATTAATATATTGTTATGGTTGAGTTTAGGACAGCATCGAAGGGAAGAAAGGAGTATCCTAAGGTAATAATGCCGGAGGAAAAGGATAAAATCCTGTATGAACTTCTTAATAAAGAGGAAAATGGTTTTTATTTTGAATATAAAAATGTCCCAGACCTTAATATCAGTATGGTGCAATTTGAAAAAGTGATGATTGAACTTGAAGATATGGGGATGCTTAAAATTGAAGGTTATAAGAATGGCGGTAAAATATATCTTAATTCAAAATTGGATACATTCTACCGCTATGGGGGATTTAAGATGCAAGACCAAATGCTTTCAAATGATTTGGAAAGATTAAAACTTGAACTTGAAAATCTTAAGAATGCGGTGGAACCGCCCATTTCGGAGAAAGTAAAAACCATCACTGAAATTGCGGCATCTATTACATCTGCATTGGCTTTTGCTTTCGGGAGGGTACAGCCCTAAATGTTTTTCAAGAAACGTAATAGGTGATTCTTTTTCACTGTCGCTGCTAATTTCATGCAGTGAATGAAATATTACTTCACCGTCTTCGGCGTTTGTAACGGTTCTCTCTACATTAAGGCTGTTTTTTCCCTCAACGTATCTACGGGAAATTGTAATTGTGTAATTAGGTTCATTTTTCATAATTCGTTCTTTGAAATGTTGTACAATCGGTTAATATAGTGAAAATAGCTGTATTTAATCATTTTCAATGCCGCTAATTAGTTTGTCGGTAAAAACGTGAATAAAGTCTTTTGTATTTAAGAGATTTCTTTTGAACTCATCATGGAAAACCTTTTCCCCGTTTAAAGTTATATCTCTTGAATACAAATCGGCATCTTCATCTACTGACATTATAATCTCAATCTTTGTTATTTTCTTCATTGCTATATAATTTATTAATTGATATAAAACAGTAATACTTGCCCGATTTCTATAATCTGTTGCCATAACATGAGAAAGGAAATCGCCTGACGGATAAGGCTGAGATTATCCAATGTTTAACATTATAATTAACGCTTATGGCAAGAATTACTGTAAGGGTCAAAACCACAACCAGGATTAAAATCCGGCGGACTGTAATTAGGGTTCGCAGAGGTTAAGACCCAAAGGGGTGGCAGACCATTGCTGCCCCTTTAAATATTCATCGTCCTTTTCCTACTCTTGTTTTAGGGAGATTGTATTTGTTTATAATCTCCTCATACGCAGAATAGGCTAAAGAGTCAACGTGCTCGTTGTATTCATTGCCGCTGTGTTCCTTTACCCAAACAAAACATATCTCATGGAGTGATGCGGCGCAATGATGATAGAGGTTTATTAAGTCTAAGTTCTTTTTGGGTTTCTTGCAGTTCGTAAAGCTCGTTATACAATATTGAGAATCTGTATACACGGTTAATGTAGCCCCTTTTGGAACGGATTTTACGGCACTTATTATTGCAAGCATTTCCATACGGTTGTTCGTAGTGCCAACAAATCCTTTTTTGGATTCTTTTATTATTATACCGTCTTTAAGTATTATATAAGCAGACCCGCCTTCTCCATAAGGAGAAAGATTATCGCAACTACCGTCTGTATATGCTTCATATTTAAGACTTACTTTTTCCATTGTAATTATATTAATATTAAGTTTATAGTTATAATGAATATATAGTTTATAATAAGTTATATAACTTAATAAATAATAACCTGCTTTGATTTGAGGTAGGGGAATTGAGCGAATCATCCCCTTACCCGTAGAGAGCGTTTTTCTCTCTTACGGTTTTGGGAATGATTCAAGAGAATGAGCCCGTCATCTCGGCTTTTTCGTCTCGGCTCTGAATTGGGTGCTTCCAATCTCGGCTTTCAGCTTTTACAGAGTTGGTTATCTCGTAACCTGCACCTGCGCACCAGTCTGCTTATTTCAATCGACTGCCTTCTTTCGTGCATCCCCTCACGGGCTTTCACCGTGAAGCTTCGGAAGGTTGTTTTAAATCTGT